AATCAGTAAATGACTATTTAGAGTATTTGACTTATTGCGAGGAGAAATTTCAGCACTTCTTAAAAAACGGGAATGTGACCGACGAAACTTTCTTACTAATCGAGCAAAAGGTAAAATCAATCAGCGGACAAATTAAAGCGATGACTACAAAGCCGCTAATTAGCACTTTGCCAGACGAGACGCAAATCATAAATGAGTTCAAACAACATTTAAAATTCTTGTAATGGAACAAATAAAACAATTGGCAGATGACCTCAATAAAAGCATTGAGAAACTGCAAGGACAAATTCAAGCCAACGGGCAGGTATCGGAGGATACAAAGAAATTCGCAGACGGATTAAATTCTCGTATTGACGAAATCAGCAAAACTTCAAAGGACTTTCAAGAAGAGTTCAAAAAGGAACTTGCCAAAGTAGCCGAAAGGGTTAGCTTAGGTCAAGCGCAAGCAGACGCACAGGAAAGCCTACGCACACAGATTTTGAAAGGGCTAAAAGACGGCGAAGAACATTTTGCGGACGGTAAGCGTACCAAGTCGAGTTCATTCTCCTTTGCCACTAATCACGGTCAAGAAGAAATCAGAATCAAGGCAGGAGCAACCGTTACGATTGGCAACAACCTATCTGGTGATTTACAACGGGCGTACGCACAGGTCAAGACTTTTGACCCGTATCGTAAAATTCACGTGCGTAGCCTATTGCCACAAAGTCCGATGACCCAGCCGTGGTTCACTTATCCAAAGGACTTGGAAACTGGTGACAATAACGTTGCAATCCAGACAGAAGGTTCTGCCAAAGGATTCTCAGACGCAGACTTTATCATGGTTGATGTGAAGCCCGTAACTATTGCACATTATGCCCGTTTGTCTTTGCAGTCGGTTCGTGATTTGCCGTGGCTCAGTAACTATATTTCTACCAAGATGGTTGAGCAGCTTTTAAACTTGGAAGATAGCAAACTATTGACAGGCACCGGAGGTTCAAACAACATTGATGGCATTTTGAACCAAGCGACCAACTACACCAAGACGAACACGGCGATTACAAGTAATATTTATGAATATTTGCTTGATGCCTTGGCTCAGTTAGAAGGTTCAAACTATTCTCCGTCAGATATTCTTGTGCATCCGCAAGACTTTATGTCTTTGCTCACACTGAAAAGCACTACCAATGAATACACTTACCCTGCCTTAGCAGTTACAGGCGGTATTACGCTTGCAGGTGTTCCGGTACGCAAAGCAACAGCGATTAGTCGCTTGACTGGTTTGGTTGGTGACTTCTCACAAACTGAGATGTTGACCCGTGAAGGCGTGACTGTTTCAATGAGCTACGAAGATAGCGACAACTTTACAAAGAACTTGGTAACGGTTCGGGTAGAGGAGGCGGTTGCCTTAGCGGTTTACAATGCCGGTGCATTCAAGAAGATGAACTTCAATCAGTTGTATTCTTAGTCATTCGGAGGGGTGAAATTCCCCTCTTTTTTTTCATTTACCCCAATTAGATGAAAATCCTTTTTTCTCTCCATGCCTACCCTCCTTTCCAAATGTCAGGAGCGGAAACGATGGCAAAACGAATAGTAGATTATTTAGCCTCACAAGGGCATGAAATCAAGGTGTTATTACTTTGGGGGCATTCTTTTACAGATGGATTAGTCGAAGTCATTAAGCAAGACCAAGAGGGCAACCCCTACGAGCAAAACCGTGATTTATGGGAGTGGTGCGATTTTGCAGTTACTCACTTAATTCAAGGGGCATACGCAGATAACAAAGCCCGATGGCACAAAAAGCCCTTAGTGCATTTAGTACACAATTCACACAGCGACCCATTTCGAGATGACAGGGTAGAGAATAGATACCATGTTTACAATAGCGACTATGTAAAGAGGAAACTAAAAAACAAGACCCCTAATATAGTTTGCAGACCCCCCGTAGATTTTAGGCATTACGAAAAGATAAAGCCAAACGAGAGGGGCTACGTCACTTTGATTAACCATAACACCAACAAAGGAGGGCAACGGTTAATTGAGATAGCAAAGAAACTACCAAAAGTTAAGTTTTTAGCTGTTAAGGGTGGGTATCAGGTAGATGACAGGGGACAAATCAAAGACGAGAAACAACTAAACATTACCTACATAGAACCACACGAGGATATTAGGAATGTTTTAAAAGATACAAGGGTGTTAATAATGCCCAGCGAGTACGAGAGTTTTGGACAAACAGCAGTAGAAGCGATGGCGTGCGGAATCCCTGTAATAGTTTCAACAGGTACGGGGTGCGCTGAAATCGTAGGGGATATGCCCAAACTGCCTTATGATGCAATTGAACTTTGGGCGCACGAAATCAAAAGATTACTAACTGACAAAGATTATTACAGTCAACTCAGTATCAGTGCAAGACAAATAGCCAAAGACTTAGACCCGTTACCACAATTGAAATTACTTGAACAATTCTTGACAACGGTTAAATATGTACCTCCATACGGTCAATAACTACCTATACAATGCCTATAAATTATCTTATCATAAACGCCGTAGAAGAAACCGAAACAGGCAACACCGAACCAGTAAGCGTATCGGAATTAAAAGCGTTTCTTGAAATATCGGGAACGGACTACGATACGATTTTAGCAGACTTAGGCATAGCAGCACGCAGGCAGGTTGAACAATACACGGGGCTATCCTTGATTGCAAAGGATATTACCATGATTTGTGAAAGTACGCCCGATGAATATTTTGAGTTACGGGGTGGGCTTTATGATACTGGATTAGCAATTGAAGATGAAGACGGCGACGCAATTACGGACTTTGACCAATTAGGTTCAAAATTCAAGTCAATTAAGTACAATTCAGCAAGTCCGATAATTATTGATTATTCAGTACTACCCTCAACTGACGAAAACCTTTTGTTAGCTATCAAAATGATTGTAGCATCTACATTCGAGACACGCACGGGCTTTTTGGTAGCGACTGAAAATCTAAACAAAACGGGCGTTGATTGGAAGTTTTACGTTAAACAACACAGACGACCTTACAAAGTATTGTGAGAAAATTAGGACAACATAGGGAGAGCGTAACGGTTAAGACCGTCACAAGTGCCAGCGATGGCGCAGGCGGCTTTACGTTCATTACGACCAGCGCAAGCATTAAGGCGGAGGTAAAGCCAATCAGGGGGATTAGAAACGTAAACGGACAGCAGGTGCAGGTGAATAACTTGTATCGGTTCGAGTGGTTAAAACAAAATAGCGTAAGCCCAACCGAAAGAAGTATTTTGACTTGGGACGGACGGGATTTTACAATCAGTAGCTTAAAAGAAGAAGGGTATTATCCAACGTACATAGTAATCGAAGCAACGGCGAACTAATGGCACAGCAAATACGAGTAAACGGCGTGCTGGATTTGAGAGCAAAAATAAAAGGATTTGGTCTTACTGCAAGTAAAGTTCTGAAAACTGAAATCATTGTGGCAGTTCTTGATATTGCAGACCAAGCACGGACAAACTTCCCGACAACAGTAAACGGGGTAGAACACTTTGAATTATCAGCGATTAGGCAGCAAATAGGGCATGAGTTCAGAGATAGTGATACACACCCGTCAGGTGTAGTTTTCGCACAAACAGGCAGAACGCCGATGGCTGCCTATCTTGAATTTGGCACAGGTGCAAAAGTTCAGGTGCCAGCAGGATATGAAGATTTGGCGTGGCAGTTTTATGTAAACGGGAAAGGAACATTACCGCCTTATCCGTACTTAATACCAGCGTACGAAAAGGGTAAAAAGGCATTTATTGACAGTGTAAAAAGAAGGCTAAGCGAATTATGACAGCATTTAAAACGCCACGATTAGCAATTAGAACAGGGCTTTACACAGCCTTGAATGGTGTGATTAGTTACAATTCGACTACGCTACCCGTTTACGATTCGGCAGCGATTCCAGAGAACGCCATAAAGCCATACATATTACTCGGAAGCCAAACCGATACGCCAAACCATAGCAAAGATAACTTTGGGTTTGATAGTACAGTACAAGTAGAAGCAGTAACAAGTAGTTTTGGTAACAACCAAGCAGGCGAAAAGGCAGCTAACACAATTAGCCAATCAATACAAGCAGTTTTGATGCCAGACCGTACCACATTGGGGTTTTCAGTGTCAGGGTTCAATGTTTACACAATGGAACTTGACAGCGTTCGGGTTATTCAGATTCTATCTGGTGCGGAGTGGATAGTAAGAGAAATTTCAATTTTTAGAATAAAAACATTTCAAAATTAACATAAGGCAATGGCTAAATTCAATGCGACAGATTTAAAATGGTTCATCGGTTCAAAATACCTTGCCGAACAAACCAACGGCTCAATTGATTGTTCAACAAACATCATAGACGTAACGAGTAAGGACAATTTGGGATGGAAAGACAAACTGCCCGGACTATTGGACTGGAAAGGTTCGGCTGAGGGCATTGTTGAGTACGCTTCGGGCGGTTCGTCTAAGTACGATTACAACGGACTAACCGACGCATGGCTAAACCGTACAGCATTGTCAGTATCATTCAAAACAAGCACGGGAACGGTACTATCAGGCACGGCATACATTGTTTCAATCAAGACCAGTGCACCGATGGAGGATAAAGCGACTTATGCAATTGAGTTTGAAGGTGCAGGTGCATTAACCCGTTCTTAGTATGACAGGTAAAACAACGGTAAATATTAACGGTATAGTTCACAAGATTAAGTTCGGGAACTATACCGTTATGAAGCTCCAAGAAACGATTGCCGATAAGTTCGGTTCAATTGATACAACAAGTCTAAGTCCAACGCAGATGGTGAAGTTTGCTTGCGTCTTGGTTTTGCTTGGATTAGAGAATCAGGCTATTTTAGATGAAACTGAAAACGAAGTAACTTGGAGTGAGATTATCGAGTGGGCAGACGATGCAACTATCAACGAGATTACCGACGTGGTAACGGTGTTTAGTGAATCGAAGGCAGTTGGTTCTTTGGCTCAGTCAATAGAAGCGAATTTACCAAAGGACAAAACAGCCAAAAAAAAGTCTATTCAATAAATGACCAACTTGATTTTGCAGTCATTTATTTAGGTTTAAGGGAAAAGGAATATTTGTGCATGACACAAGGTGAGTTTGTTCGATTATCGTATCGTTACTATTTAAGCAATGCTGAACAATGGACACACACACGATTTTTGGGTACAATCATCTTAAATATGCTTGCTAAAAGTCCGAAAACACCAAGTGAGATTTTGCCACTATTCACCGACGAACTTTACAAGACAGACGAAGATAGGCTTTTTGAGCAACAACAAATTGAGAATCTTATTAACTCATTACCGACAGCATGAACGCACAGTTAGAAGTTGAAATTTCGGGTAAACTTGATGGGTTGCAAGCAGCACTCAATCAGGCGATGGCTAAAATTGATGACTTCTCAAATAAAGTGAAAGGCAGTTCTGAAAAGGTAGAGACGGCATTCAAGAAAATGGAGCGTGCAGGGTCGGCACTAAGTGACATTGGGGGTCGCTTATCGGTCGCCCTGACCGCTCCTATTGTTTTGTTGGGTAAAGCCAGCGTAACAGCATACGCAGAATTAGACGGATTAAAGCGAGGCTTGCAAGCTGTAATGGGTGCAGGCGTTGATTTGTCAAGTGAACTAACGAAACTCAAAGAAGTTGCCAAACTCCCAGGACTTGGATTTAAAGAAGCCATCGAAGGCTCAGTAA